GTTCTCTTCGTTGAGTTGGTGTTGAATCCACTCGACCACGGAACGTTGGCCGGCGGAGTACATTATTCGTGAGTGTGAGTCATCCGGGTGGGGATTAAGTGGTGGGAAGTTCTCTTCCAGTTGTGCTACAAGAGAAGTGAGCTGGAGACCATGGGTCTCAAGCATATTTAGCGAGATAGGAGATTGCATCTGCTAGAAGTTGAATGTTGTCGTTAAATTGACCGAGGCCCACGTTACATTTATGGCACAGTAATCCTCTGTTCTCGCCAGTCTCATGTGAGTGATCAACACAAAGGCGTGGAGTAAAGGTTCGGCATATAGCGCACAAGCCTCCTTGCTCTTCGCACATTGCTATGTAGTCTTTAACTTCTAGGTTATACCTACGCTTTAAGTTGTCTTTGTAACGAGCGTCAACCTCCTTTGAAGGAGGCCTAGGCATATTGCGGTAAGTTAGGATTAGCGTGTTCAAAGAAGGCAGGCATACGTGCTCGCTTTGTATCAGAAAGCTCAGGAGCCTTCCCTTCATACATCAGGCGATCGCTTGCATCCAGCCAAAATTTTTTGTCCAAATATTTATTGGTAGATGCCTTTAGAGGTGACATAACCCAGTTAATCGTTGCCTTACGAAGCTTGTCAAGGGAGGGGCTGATCTCCAACCCCATCTCCTTACACACAAGGCTATTAGCTGCTACATGGACTTGCTCATCTCGGCTGATGTCAGCAGAGACTGTGCGGAGACCACCGTCACCATTAAAGCGGAAGAAGGGGAGTAGTACGAAGAAAATTGCACGCTCGGCAACAAGTGCTTTAAGGACTGTGTGATCAGGATGCGCTTCCCAAGCATCCCTAAGTCGCTTTGCTTCGGCTTCAGCAGTCTCGTCAACACCCAAAGCATTGGCGATGTAACCGAGAGCCAGGTCGTGGTTTTCTTCGTCTTTGACATTAGATCGGAGCAGGTCTGCCGATAGGCTTGGAATTTCACTAAGGGCATCTTGAATGAAGCTACCAACGGGGAGTTCCATGTGCCGCATTGCAAGCGCACGGTAGATAGTTTCTTGTGAGCCATCACGAACGGTTCCAGCAGTGGTTTGAACAGGAGTCCAGGTACGCTTACGTTGTTGTAGTTTTTGATAAGGGTTCATTCGCCGCAATTACAATCAGGAGCTTGGGGCTGACTAGCGCCAGCCGGATCAGATAGAATAGACTCCAGGTAATCATCGACTTCAGCTTCATCCAGTGCTGCATATGCGCTGGATTTATCCTGAACGTCTCCCATCACTTGGAGTGAGTAGTAAAGAGATGTTTGGGGGCTATCCAGCCACTCCTCAATGAATTGCTCATCATAGGTGATCATATCAGACCAGCTATTGAATGAGTAACCATGAAGAAGACCCGTCTTATCGAGCATACGGACAACTTCATCCGCAACTCGCTTGTAGTTCTCCCAGCCAACTTCAGAGGCGATCTCTACATCACCATAGTCGAAGCTCTGGACGCCGAAGGTACCGCTATCACGGTCCACCTGGCGGGCAATAGGAGGTGCAATCTCAGGGCAGGTAGTATACCCACCTAAGTCCTTATAGCGGTAGCTACAGGACGCTGTAGGTGCAATAGCAAACGCTCGATCCATCTTGTTGATACGGGCGGTATGTGCTGCTGCAGTTACACCAGCGTTGATCTCAGCTGCAAGGATATGGGCAGGGGTCTGTGCCATCTGTCCATCATTGATATCCTTGAGAGCCTCACCAAATTGTTTGTAAGTTACTCCATGCTGCTTAAGCATGTTTGCCAACCCAAGGAGTCCGAGACCGACTTGGCGATCAGTCTCTGAAGGGAGGTACTCTCCGCTTTCTCCAACGTTTGTTTTGCCGTGGAGTGAGCACAACTCGGACATTCCGTTGACAAATGCACCCTGAATGTCATTGAGTTCACATCCGCCGAGGTTAACATGTTGCAATAGACAGGTTCCGCGTGAGGGCAGGTAAACCTCCAAGCATACGTTACCCCTGATTCGATTCCCATTCTTGTCTACCTTTGTTTTGTTGAGCCAGATGTCACCCTTTTTGATTCCTTCAAGGAGGGCGTCCTTAACTTCTTGGGTAGCAAGCTCCCACCAACGGTTGTTAATGTTGACGCAACGCTTAACCCAAGGAAGCTCACTACGGCTAGTAGTAATAAACTCAAGCACATCAGGATGACTGAGATCAAGGTGCAGTACAACAGCTCCATTCTTGTAGACACCTCCACGACGAAGGATCTCATTTAGTGTTGAGTAGATCTTGGCAAAAGATACGGGGCCTGATGCAACCAAGCCTTTATCATTCTCCTCTCCTCGTGGCCGGAGTTTAGATAGATGGACTGCAACTCCCGCTCCATAGCGTAGAGCGTGGCTAACAAATCGCCAAGAGGCTTCGATTCCATTAGGACCCTCCATGGTGTCCTCTACAACAAATACGGTACACGACACAGGCAGTCGTGAGGTAGGATCATCGATCCAAGATTGAACGCGCCCAGTACGGGCAATAAGATCAGTGGACATACTAGACAAGATCACTAAGGTTTGGTGGTTGATAGTTAGGACCCTTGAGGACTTTACCATCCTCTCGGTAGATAGGTTTACCGTCTTCACCAAGCTTACTCATGTTGCTTTGGTGAACACGATAGAGAGCTTCATCTAGATCCCATCCTAGGTTCTCTGCGTATTGATAGCAGACATAGACAAGATCAGCTAGCTCTTTAAGGGCATCGGTAGCGTTGACTACGAACCCCAGAAGTAACTGATTCTCTGCATCAAGGAACTCTTTGAATTCCTCAACGATCAAAGTCCGCTGCATAGTCCGTGAAGCTGGACTCGTACTGTTCGTTACTTGGAAACCAGCCCGGAACTCCTTTGCTTGCTGTTGTGGTGATGCTTTCAAGCTCATTTTGAAGATAGTGGATTGCTTTTTTAAGATCTTCTACTCGGCTGTCTTTGAAGCCAGCACGGCAGATATATTTAACTGCATTACCAAGGTGGTAGTTCAGCCCTTGGTCTCTGATGAAGTCCCAAACTTCAACGTTTCCTCGCTTGTAGTAACTGGGACCTGTGGAATTTGAGTTGGCCATTTCTTAACTAGGTTGGATACTGTATTACAGAGAGTAAAGTTTTGGCGTTGTAAAGCCATGAAGATAGTGATTACATCTTCTAGCTTTGTCTCTGGGTTACGCAGTGCATTCTCAATCTGTTTGAGTTTGAACTGCTGCTCCATCGTCAGTTCTAGTACTGGAGCTGGGAGACCAAAGTCTTGGTTCTTGATTGGTGAAATCATAGTCATCACATTGTAGAATCTTAGCGAGGCGTGCATTCATGAGAGCTACATCTTCTCCAAGATCTTTCTCAGCGAATGCTTTGACTACTGTATCCCAGGTGTAGCCTTCCTTCTCGAATAGAGCAACAGCACGTTTGATACCAATACCAGGTACACCAGCATAACCATCTGTTTGGTCACCAGCTAGTGTCTGGATGAGGTGCCACCTGCGGCCCTCCTCAGGCTCTACAGTAACCACTCCATCAGTAAGGTCATAGAGCTGCCCAGGGATCTGTCGCATGTCCTTGTCGGGGCTGCAGAGGATGTGTCCGGGCTCTTTAGTGGCGTAGATACCTAGGGCATCATCGGCCTCTAGTGTAGGCATCACAACAACGGGATACTCTTCCTTGAGTTTGTTGATGACCCTTTTGTAACCGCACGGCTTCTTTCGATTTCGATGTCCTTTATACGCTGGATCAATAGATTTACGAAAGTTGATAGAATCAGAAAAGAACAGAATAGAATCATCGAAGCATCCAAGGTCTGTTGCGATGTTGTATAACTCTCGCTCGACATACTCATAGGCTTCTTTGAAGTTGGAGGTAACAACGATGAGGTCTTCTCCAAAGTCGATCTCTGTTTCAGCTCCTGCACAACATTTGTAAACGATAAAGTCAGCATCAATGAGTAGACTCACTTACCTTGACCTCGACGAAGCTTGCGTCCATGGGAGGGAAGGGATCGTGTACCATTGCCTTGGCGGGTACGTTTGTATTTAGCACGGGACTTGAACTCTACACGTCCTAGTGCAGTTTTTGATTTAACAGCCATAACGGTTGGGTGGATTAGTGGACTTCAGCCCAATTACTGCCGATTTTGCCTTCAGCAGCTATGGGAACGCGGAGGTTATAGTATTCACCAGCCAGTGCAGCACAGAACTCAAGGTGTTGTTTGAGATCCTCTGCATATGCTGGTAAGCATTCCCACTGTAATTCGTCGTGGATAAATGCTAGTTGATGAGTGTGACTAAGATAGTCGTTGTCAATGGTAGGGAAGTTCTGGTTAGCGATGACCATCCACCGCTTAGCTACAACACCCGCACCTGATTGGAGCAAGTAGTTGAGAGCTTTGTGTGGGCTATCTACAGGTATCTTACGTGTGTCTATGGACCTGATAAAGCCTCGCTCACCTGCTTGACGAACAGCGGTAAGAAGACTATCCAAGCCGTCAATGGCAGCAACATAAGCACTTCGTATCTCAGCCCCCTTTTCTTTTGCCTTGTTCGGGGAAAGGCTTTGGTCATAACTAAGTCCTATCTTTTGATCACCTGCACCATACAGGAAAGCGTAAGTAACTGTCTTTACTAGTCGCCTTGAGATACCTATCTTGTCGGCGTTCTCTTGGTGTATGTCGCCGTTGAGAAGTACATCTCCGTACCTGCCCCCATCATAGCGAGCTAGGTAGTGAGCAAGCATACGTAACTCAATACCTGCTAGGTCAGCACCTACCATGACCATGCCAGGAGTAGCAGTAAACAACTTCCTGAAGTTAAGATCACTTGGTACCTGTGCAAGGTTTGGATTACGGTGTGCACACCTATGGGTGTTAGTAGCAACCGAACAGTGGTGGTGAATACGGTTACCTTTGGTTAGCTTGAGCCAGGCATTCTTGCCCTCAGACAACATGCCAAGCTGCTTAGTTAACTCAAGGCAACGGAAGAACTGTAGTGCTTCCTCTGTGCCTATGTCTTTGAGAACAGTTTCATCAATGGCAGTCTTGCCACTT